TGCCCTTCGCTCGAGCCGGGGGTGAGGTTCGCCCGCATGGCGATGGCGATGGCTCGGGCGAAGGGCATGGCGCCGTTGGCGGAGCAGTTCTACCGCGCCGAGAGGCGGTGGATGGACACCGCGCCGGAGGTCGCGCTCGCCCTGAAGGCGAACGAGATCAACGCGGGCGACTCCACGACGACGGCGTGGGCGTCGGAACTGGCTTATGCGCAGAACATCGCGACCGAGTTCATCGAGTTCCTGCGTCCGAAGACGATCGTCGGCCGGATCACGGGCTGGCGCAACGTGCCGTTCAACGTGCGGGTGGCGAGCCAGACCTCCGGGTCGACGGGTTACTGGGTCGGGCAAGGCAAGCCGATCATCCCGTCGCAGGCCGCAACCTCGAGCGTGTCGCTCGGCATCGCGAAGGTCGCCGGCATGGTGGCGATCACCAAGGAGCTGGCGATGCTGTCAACTCCTTCTGCGGAGCTGATGGTGCGCAACGATCTGGCGCGGGAATGCCAGCAGACGCTGGACCTCTCCCTGATCGACCCGAACCAGGGTGGAGTGGCCAACATCCAGCCGGCGTCCCTCACCTACGGCGTGACGCCCGTCACGCCGACGGGGGTCACGTACGCGACGTTCGTCGCGGACTGGAAGACGCTCACCTCGACGATGATCGCGGCGAACGTGTCGCTGGCCCCGTGCGTGCTGGTGATGTCGGAGACCACGGCGCAGGCCCTCTCGATGATGGTGACGTCCCTCGGGAACCCGCAGTTCCCCGGACTCTCCATGTTGGGCGGGACGATCCAAGGGTTGCCGGTCATCACGACGCAGGCGGCGAAGATCGCCGGCTCGCCGCAGTTCGGCGAGATGATCGTGCTGATCAACCCCGCTGAGGTCTTCCTCGCGGACGACGGCAACGCCGTGATCGAGGCGAGCGACCAGGTGTCGATCGAGATGAAGGACAACGCGACGAACCAATCGACGGCGACGTCGGCGGGGACGACCGTGGTCTCGATGTTCCAAACCGAGTCGATCGCCGTGAAGGCGGTGAGGCACATCAACTGGACGAAGGCGCGCTCGCAAGCGTGCGCATTTATACAGGCCGCTGCATACACCGGGTAGTAGAAGTCCGAAGCAGGCGCCCGGCCCATCGCGGGTCGGGCGTTTTTTCCAGCGCGCTTTCCTGGAGAGCACGATGAAAAAGATGATCGCAAATGTTCGGTTCACTTATCGCTCTAGAGTGCTTTTGATCGGCGAGGAGTTCGACGCCGATGACGAGCACGTCGAGTTGTTCACGCTCATAGGTCACGCGCACGTCCCGGAGGGTTCGCAAACGTATCGGACGCGTGTCATGACCTCGGACGCAGAGACACGTCGCTCGCGCAAGACGCGCGCGAAGGCGGCGTGACGTGAAGCTCCTCGGGTTCCACGTCCCGTTCACGAAGGCGACGGACACCAACGTCGTCACGCCGATCGGCGACCCGGTGCGCATCGCGAGCCGCTGGGGCTGGATCACGGAGGCGTTCGGCGGCATGTGGCAGCGCAACCTGGTCATAGACAACACGCAGACGCTGCTCGCGTTCTCCGCGGTCTACGCCTGCCTCGCGCTGATCTCCGGGGACATCGCGAAGCTCCGCTTCAAGCTCCTGCGGGAGCGGGGCGACGACACGTGGCGGGAGTTCGAGAGCCCGGCGTTCTCCCCCGTGCTGCGTAAGCCGAACCGCTACCAGACGCGGCTCCAGTTCACGGAGCAGTGGTTGCTCTCGAAGCTCATCTGGGGCAACACCTACGTCCTGAAGGAGCGCGACGAACGCGGCGTGGTCGTGGCGCTGTTCGTGCTCGACGCGCAGCGCGTGACGCCGCTCATCGCGCCGGACGGCGAGGTGCTCTACCAGCTCAACGAGGACACGCTCGCGGGCGTCCCCGGCGGGCGCGTCTCGGTGCCCGCGTCCGAGATCATCCACGACCGCGCGAAGTGCCTCTTCCACCCCCTCGTTGGCGTCCCCCCGCTCTACGCCTGCGCCGCCTCCACCTCCCAGGGCAACCGCATCCAGACGAACTCCTCGCTCTTCTTCGAGAACATGAGCCGCCCCTCCGGGCATCTCACCGCGCCAGGGATGATCGATGAGGCGACGGCAGATCGGATGAAGCGCGATTTCGAGGCGGGGTTCTCGGGTTCGAAGATCGGGCGGCTGCTCGTCACGGGCAACGGCCTGAAGTACGAGCCGTTCACGATGCCGGCCGACCAGGCGCAGCTGATCGAGCAACTCGGCTGGACCGTCGAGGACGTCGCCCGCGCCTACCTGGTCCCGCTCTACAAGATCTCCGCGAGCAAGGAGTTCAAGGCCAGCCCGGAGACCGACCAGGAGTATTACAAGACGACGCTCCAGCCGCACATTGAGGCGATGGAGCTGCTCCTAGACGAAGGCCTGAGGCTCCCCCCTGACGTGATGGTCGAGCTCGACGTCGAGGCGCTGCTCCGCATGGACCCGAAGGCGCGCTTCGCCGCTTACAAGACCGGCGTCAAGGCCGGGGTGATAGCGCCGAACGAGGCGCGGCTCGCTGAGAACAAGTCCCCGGTGAAGGGCGGCGACACGCCGTACCTCCAACAACAAAACTTCTCGCTCGCGGCCTTGGACAAGCGCGACGCGAGGGAAGACCCGTTCGCGACCGGCGAGAAGCCGAAGGCGCCCGCGTTGCCCGCCCCCGACGCTGAAGAGGCGGCGGAGGAGATGCGCGCGCTGCTGAAGCACGTGTCGGAGGGGCTTGCTCATGCGCGCTGAGACTCGAGACGTGGGCGACGAGATCATCCGCGCGGTCAAGGCGTACGTCGCCGAGGCGCTCGCGCCGCTGGTGGAGCGGGTCTCGACGGTCGAGGAGCATTGGCGGGCGCGTGCCGCGCCGGAAAAGGGTGAGAAAGGCGACCCCGGCGCGGACGGCAAGGACGTCGATGTTCAAGCCATAGTCGATCTAGTCGTGGCCGTCGCAGCTCCAGCGGTCAAGGCTACGATCGCGGAGCATGTTGAGAAGGCGATCGCAGCGTTGCCCGCCCCGTTGCCGGGCAAGGACGGCGCCCCTGGCAATGATGGCAAGGATGCCGATCCGGAAGTGATGCGAGAAATCATCCGTTCATTGGTGATGGAAGCCGTCGCGAAACTGCCCGCACCAAAGGATGGGAAAGACGGGCGTGATGGGAAAGACGCGGACATGGCGGCGTTGGGAGAGACGCTTCGCATAAAGGTCGAAAACGCCGTGGGCGCCTTGCCGCCCCCGAAAGACGGGAAAGATGGCGCTCCCGGCAAGGACATCGACACAGAGGCCGTGCGCGTGGCGATCGAGTCGCTGGTCGAAAAGGCCGTATCGAGGCTACCGACGCCGAAGGACGGAAAGGACGGCCGCGATGGGCGCGACGGGAAGGACGCGCGCGAGCCCAAGGACGGGCAGGACGGGGAGCCGGGCCGCGACGCGTTGCAGATCGTGCCGCTCGTCGGCATTGACACGACCAAGAGCTACCCGCGCGGGACGTGGGCGAACTACCGCGGCGGGACGTTTTTCACCGTGAGGGCCTCCGACCCGTTCGCGGAGCCGGTCGCGGAGCAGACCCTCTCGAACGCGGGCTGGGCCGTGGCCTTCGACGGCATCTACGATGAGATCGAGGAGTATCAGGACGAGGGCCGGCGGATCGAGAAGACTACGGTCTGGTCGAGCGGCCGGACGAAGAAAACGACGCGCGTCGGGCGATCCGTGCTCTACCGCGGAGTTTACCGGCCGGACGTCGAATACCGTTGCGGCGACCAGGTGACATGGGGCGGCTCGCAGTGGCACTGCCAGGCCGAGGCGACGAAGGAGCGGCCCGGCGGTGGCTCCCCGGACTGGGTGCTCTCGGTCAAGCAGGGCGACCCCGGAAAGGCAGCGAAGATCGAGGCCAGCGACAAGCCCGCGGGCACCATAAAACTGAGGTGACGCCGTGATCCGCTACGTGCGCATGGTCACGGCCCCGGCGGTGGAGCCGGTGACGATCGACGAGGCCCGCCTGTGGTGCCGCATCGACGCCGACGACGCGACGCAGGACGCGATGCTGCAACTGTTGATCATCGCGATGCGCGAGCACGCCGAGGCGATCACGGGCAGGGCATTCGCCTCGCGGACGCTGGAGTTCGTGATGGACGCCTTCCCGCCGGACGACGAGCCGATCGAATTGCCCTACCCGCCGCTCGCCTCCGTGAGTTACATCACCTACGTCGACGCGAGCGGCGCGGATCAGACGATGGGCGGGAGCCCCGATGCCTTTCTCGTAGACACCGCGAGCTATCCGGGGCGTCTGACGCCGCTGTTCGCCGGGACGTGGCCGGCGATCCGGGACCAGATCGGGGCGGTGCGCATCGGCTACGTCGCGGGCTACGCGACGACGAACTTGATCCCGAAGGCGCTGCGCGTCTGGATGCAGGCGCGCATCGCGACGATCTTCGAGAACCGCGAGCACCTCGTCATGAACAACATGGTCGAGATCCCGCGCGACTTCGCCGACGGGCTTCTCGATTCCCTGCGCGTGCGGGTGATGTTCTCGTGATCCTGGAGCGATCCCCGGGCTGGCCGAAGGACCGTATGAGCAAGGTCTTGCCGGCGTTCAAGGGCCGGACGGTGGTCTGCATGGCCTCGGGGCCAAGCCTCACACAGCAGCAGGTCGACATGGTGAAGGCCGCAGGGTTGCCGACGTTGGTCTGCAACGACTCCTACCGCATAGCGCCGTTCGCGGACCTCGTGTATTTCGCGGACAGCAAGTGGTGGAAGTGGCACAAAGACAAGCCGGAGTGGAAGACGTTCGCCGGTGAGAAGTGCACGATTCACTCCTCGGCGTTCCAGGTCGACGACCCGCAGGTCCACGTTCTGAAGAACCTCGGGCACGAGGGGCTGTCGGCGGACTCGGGCGGGATCGTCACGGGCTCGCACTCCGGGTATCAGCTCGTGAACATCGCGACGCTGACGCAACCCGCGCGCGTGGTCCTGCTCGGCTACGATTGTAGTCGCGTGAACGGCAAGAAGCACTGGTTCGGCGACCATCCCGACGGCACCGAGCCGCCGTACGAGGCGATCCGCAAGCGTTACAACACGATGGCCTCTGCGGCCGAGAGGCTGAAGATCGAGATCTTGAACGCGACGCCGGGCAGTAAGATAGAGTCTTTTCCGATGGTGGAGCTTGCGGGCGCACTCGCTCATCCGGCCCCAGCCCTGGTATCGGGCTGAGGCGTTCGCGCAGGGCTTGAGAGCGGCCGGGCACGAGGTGAGCCTCGAGCCGCCGGGGCGATGCGATCGCGACACGCTGCTCGTGATCTGGAACCGCTACGGCGGGATGCACGAGACGGCGAGGAAAGTCGAGGCTGGCGGCGGCACGGTGATCGTCGCCGAGAACGGCTACCTCGGACGCGGCGGGACGCAACCGAAGTTCGACGTCCACCCCGGTGGGCCGCAGCCGCACCACTATTATTCGGTCGCGCTCGGCTGGCACAACGGCCGCGGGAGATGGGTCTATGGCGGGCCGGAGCGGTTCGCCGCGCTTGGCGTTAAATTAAAGGATTGGCGGACGGCGGGCGAGCACGTGTTGGTTTGTCCGAACCGTTCTTTTGGCGTGGGGGAGCAGGTGATGCCGACGGATTGGGCGGACCGGACCGCCGCCCGGCTGGGGAAGTCGACGATGCGCCGTATCGTCATCCGCAGGCATCCCGGCAACGACTCGCCGAAGCGCCCGTTGGCCGCCGATCTCGCGAACGCCTGGGCAGTCGTGATCTGGTCGAGCGGGGCTGGAGTTCACGCATTGATCGATGGCATCCCGGTCTTCTGCGAGGCGCCATATTGGATTCTAAAGGGCGCGGCGGCCCATGGCCCGATCGACGCCCCGGTCCTGCCGGACGCGATGACGCGCCAAGCGCATTTTGAATACATGGCATGGGCGCAGTGGACGCTGAAAGAGATAGAATCCGGTGAGCCGTTCCGTTATTTGCTACGCGCTCCACTCCAAGAAAAAATCGCTTGACGTGATGACCGCCTTCGCGCAGGGTTGCGGCGGGCGGGTCGCGAGCGTGCAGGAAAAGGAATTATTGCCCGGCGATTGCGCGTTTTATGGCGGCCGGCCGCCGTGGCTGCATCTTTGGGAGCAGACGAAGCGCGAAGGGCGGAAGGTTTATTATATCGACAACGCATA